ATAAATGATGTTGATGAAACAGCTTTAGTTCTTTTGGCTGAGGCTTATGATGACTACAGGAAAGCTAAAGATTATATTGATGAGCATGGAGATACATATTCAGTAACTAATCAAGCTGGAGAGATTTTATATAAGATGCATCCTAAAGCTAGGATAATGTCAGAGTCATGGTTAAGAGTTAAGAAGATGCTTTCAGAATTTGGATTAACTCCTTCAGCTAGAGCTAAGTTAAATGCAGTAGAAGATCAAGTAATTACTTTAGATGATTTATTAAATGATTGATAAAAGTAAAGCTCAAAGAGTTATAAATTTTATAGAGAGAGTGTGTACTCATGTTTCAGGTACTAAAGCTGGAAAGCCTTTTATTTTAGAAGAATGGCAAAAGGATGATATTATATATCCTATCTATGGTAATGTAGATGATGAAGGAAACAGAATAAAAAAAGAAATCTATTTAGAGATTCCTAGAAAAAATGGAAAGTCTGCTCTTATGTCATGTTTAGCTTTATGGCATCTGTTCGATCCTGAAGTAATAGGAGGACAAGTTATAGGAGCAGCTGCTGATAGAAATCAGGCTTCTATAATTTTTAAGTCTGCTAAGGAGATGGTTTTAAATTCTCCTGTACTTATGCAACAGACTAAAGTAATGAGAAACAGTATTATCAATTTAAAGACTAATACTAATTATCAGGTAGTATCTGCTGATGCTCCTAGAAGTTTAGGTCTTTCCTGTACTGCTGTATTTATGGATGAATTATTAGCCCAGCCTAATAGAGAGCTTTATGATGTTCTTAGAACTTCTCAGGGAACTCATAAAAATCCTATATTTTTTTCTATTAGCACAGCTGGATATGATACTACTTCTATTTGTTATGAAGTTCATGATTATACTAATAAAGTTAATAATGGAGTTATAAAAGATGATAGCTTTTATGGAAAGATTTACTCAGCTTCTAAAGATGATAATCCTTTTGATGTTAATACATGGAAGAAAGCTAATCCTAATTATGGAGTCTCAGTTCAGGAAACTTATTTAGAGGAGCAATCTAGGAAGGCTCAGAATATTGGATCTACTCTTAACAGCTTTTTAAAATATCATCTTAATATATGGGTTTCTAGTTCTGAGAGATGGCTCAAATCAGGAGAATGGTCTGAGTGTGGTACTAAGTTTGATCCTGAAATATTATTAGGTGAGTCCTGTTATGCTGGATTAGATTTATCTAAAAGTCATGATTTAAGTTCCTTAGTATTATACTTTCCTGATATAAAAGGAAAAAATTATGTACTTCCTTTCTTTTGGATTCCTGAAGAAAGTATTCAGGGAAGAAGTATGAAGAAGGGAGTTAATTATGATCATTGGCAAAGGGATGGATATATAGAAGCTACTGAAGGAAATATCATAGACTATGGCCATATTAAAAAAAGAATACTAGAAATAAATGAACAGTATAATCTTATAAGAATTGGTTATGATAGAAAGTATGCTACTGAATTAATATTGAGTTTATATAATGATTATGGAATAGATTGTTCTGAGGTTGCTCAGGGAAGTTATACATGGACTCCAGCAATAGTAGAAATGGAAAATCAGATTAAGGCTAAAACTTTACAGCATGGAGGAAATCCTATTTTAAGCTGGAATGTAGATAATGCTGTTATATTATTTGATGAGAATGATAATAAGAGATGGAGTAGAAGAAAAAGTTCTGAGAAAATTGATGGGATAGTAGCTTTGTGTAATGGGATGGTAGAGTATTTACAGGACATAATGAATGAAGAGCAATCTTCTGAAATAATTTTTATATAAAAAACTCTCCTAATATGGAGAGTTTCTTAATTTTATTAATTGGCTTCTTAATTGTTCTGAGATAGCTTTTTCTTTGTCTAGCAATCTCTGAAAAGAGTTAGCAAAGTCTTTAAAAGTTTTTTGATGCTCAGGACTTAGAGCCTTATAAAGCTGAATCATTGCCTGAAGTTTTTTATTCTTATCCATAGTTTCTAATTTTAAAGATTAAAGGAGCATTAAGCTCCTATTAATTTTTTTGCTGTTTCATAATCGCATCCTGAATAATCTTGTATTTGATTGTCAGTACCTACAAATATTTCTATATCACAATCAAAAGTATAATCCCATCCTATTACTTCACCTTTAAATAATCTTACTCTTTTGTCTAATAATTTTTTTTCTCTTTTTACTATTGATTTAAACGCTTCATAATATTTTTCTTGAACATCCATTTTATAATTTTTTATTTGTTAATAATAATGTAAAGATATAAACTTATTTTATATTTCCTACTATATTAGTTAAAAACTTTTAAAATAATTGCAATGTTATTTAGACTATACTTATTATATTGCCTAATTGTATAACTATATTTAATCTGATTTGGGGTTATTAGATAATATCAAAAGAATTTTTTCTCCTTCTAAGGAAGATAGAAATTTTGCTCAAACTTCATTTTTTTCTAATCTTAATAGTGCTTCAGTCAGTTCTAAAGAACAGGCTATGAGTTTGGCAGCTGTTACAGCTTGTGTTAGAGCAATAAGTACAGCAGTAGCATCATTACCTTTAAATTTATACAGAAGAGAAGGATCTGATAAAACTATAGAGAAAAATCATATATTATATAAGTTAGTTCATGATGCTCCTAATAAGATTAATACTTCTTATACTTGGAGGATTCAGCAAATGATAAATTTATTATTAGAGGGAAACTGTTATTCTGTAATTGTAAGAGATAATAAAGGAACTCCTATAGAATTAATTCCTTTAATTTCAGAAAATGTTAGAGTAATTAAATATGAAGATTCTATCTTTTATGATGTTCAGGATGTTGATCAGCCTTTGAATAGTTTTGATGTATTACATATATCAGGGCTTTCATTTGATGGGTGCTATGGTTACAGTCCTATTTCTATGTATGCTGAAACTTTAGGATTAGGAGTTAAGTCTAGAGAATTTGCTAATAACTATTTTAGTAATGGTGGTAATATATCAGGATATTTAAAAAGTCCTTCTCCTTTAAAGCCTGAAACTATTGAGCAGTTAAGATATAGCTGGAATCAAAAGTATTCAGGAACAGGAAACTCACATACTACAGCAGTTCTCCCTAATGGGATGGAATATCATAGATTAAATTTAACTCCAGCAGATTCAGACTTATTAAAACAAATGGAGTTTACTAGAGAAGAAATAGCTTCTATTTTTGCAGTTCCTCCTTCTCAGATTGGAATCATGAGAGATTCTTCTTCTAGAGCAAATGTAGAAGAACAGTCTATAATGTTTTACAGAAATTGCTTACTTCCCTATTTAATAAATTGGGAACAAGAACTAAACAAAAAACTACTTAGAGAAGATGAAAAAGATTCTCTTTTCTTTGAGTTTAATGCTTCAGGTATTCTCAGAGGAGATATTGAAAGTAGATATAATAGTTATGCTGTAGCTATACAGAATGGATGGCTTAGTAGAAATGAAGTCAGAGAATTAGAGAATTTGAATAAAGAGGAAGGACTATCAGATTATTTAGTTCCTTTAAATATGGCTGATGCCAATAAAGAACAAACAGATGAAAAATAATATAGAGATAAGAAATATAAGCTCCTCAGAGTTTGAAGTTAGAGAATCAGAAGATGGATCATATATAATAGAGGGTTATGGCTCAGTCTTTAATAGTGAGTCAAAAAATTTAGGAGGATTTTATGAGTACATTAGTCCTGATGCTTTTCGTAATGCAGATATGACTCAGACTGTAGCTTTAATTAATCATGACAATAATTTTCCCTTAGCTAGAAGCCCAAAGAACTTACAGCTTAATATAGATGAGAGAGGACTTAAATATACTATCTCTTTAGGAAATCAGTCTTATGCTAGAGATTTATATGAAAGTATTAAGAGAGGAGATATAACTTCTTCCTCATTTGCTTTTACTATAGCTGATGGAGGAGATACATGGGAGAAAAGAGATGGTAAACTTATTAGAACTATAGATGAAATAGATGTTTTATATGATGTATCTGCTGTAACTAATCCAGCTTACGCATCAGCAACAGTTTCAGCTAGGTCATTAGAAAAAGTAGAATCCTTTACTACAGAAAAAAATGAGGAGAAAAATGAGGATAAGAAAACTCCTCAGAGTTATTATCGTAAATTAAAATATATATTATTAAAAAAGAAAACAAAATGAACAGCGTAAAACTAAAAGAAGAGAGAGCTTCAGAAATGGAAAAACTCTCAACTATGGTAAAGTTAGCAGAGAGTGAAACTCGAGAGCTAACAGCAGATGAGACAGTAGAATTTGATTCACTTTCTGCAAAAATTGACTCTATCAATACAAACATTGAGAGAGCAGAAAAATTAGAGTCTTTAAATGCTTCTATGGCTGCTACTTCAGGAGTAGATTTAACTCCTAAAGTTTCTAAAGAAGTTTCTGAGTATCGGTTTACTGATGCTGTGAAAGCTGCCTACACAGGTCGCATGGAAGGACTTGTAAAAGAAATGGATCAGGAAAGTAGATTACAAGAGCCTAATAGATTGTTAAGAGGTGTAGCTATTCCTATGTCAGTATTACAACAGAGAGCAGATGCTAATGCAGTAGCAGTTCCTCCTGTAGAAATAGGTTCTTATACAGATCAATTATTTGCTAATTCAGTTTTACGAGAAGCTGGAGCAAATATTTATACAGGAATTACAGCTGATAGAAAAATGCCTATTGTTCAAAATGTGCGTTCAGTATGGAAAGCAGAATCAACTTCAGACGTAACTGAAGTAGAAGCTAAAGGAGATTTAACTTCTGTTAGTTTAGATCCTAAAAAATTAATTTCTGTTGTTAATATGACTTCTGAATTACTTACTCAAAATACAGGAGCAGAAGCAGCATTTAGAAGAAATATGGCAGCTTCACAAATAGCTTCTTTAGAGTCTGCTTTATTAGCTAATGCTGATCAGGGATCAGGAGCACCAGCTTCTATCTTTGCTTTAGCTACTGATATAACAGGAGACGCATTAACTAATACAATAGCTTACACTATGGAAGGTAATTTAATTGGCGCTGGTGTTAATCCAGCTATTTCAAGAATGGGCTTTTTATTTAATGCTGCTGCTTTAGCAACTGCTAAAGGTTTAGCTGCTGTAGCTTCAGTTTCTGCTATTGTAGATCCTATTGCTAAGACTTGTAATGGATATAATTATTATGTTTCTTCTAATGTAGGAAATGGAGGAACTGCTGCTAATGATCAAATTTTATTTGCTGACTTCAGTCGATTCCATATCGGAGTTTTTGGATCTTTAGATTTGCTATTTGATCCTTACTCTTTGAGTGGTGCTGGGCTTGGAAGAATTGTAGCAAATTCTATGTTTGATGGAGTAGCAACTACTCCAGCTACTATAGCTAATAAAATTACTTCATAAATTTGGTTAATAAATTAAGAGAGGGGGGAGACTCCTTCTCTTTTATTATTTTTTTCTATGGCTTATAATTATGTATCTTATGCAACAGGAGTTCCAATGAGTTCTCAAACTTCTCCTCAGTTAGGGAGATATATCATGACTACAGCTCCTACAGGAACAGCTGTAGAAGTTACAGATGTAAAAAGTCATTTAAAAATTACTTCTGCTTCTGATGATGCTTATTTAACAAATCTTATAGATGTAGCTACTGAGATGGTACAAAATTATACTTCTCAGCTTATAATGACTCAGACTGTAGATTTACATTTACCATATTTTTTAAACAGAATAAATATTAATAGAACTCCTGTATCAGGAATTACTCATGTTAAATATTATGATTCTTCAAATACTTTACAAACTGTAAGCAGTTCAAATTATATTAAAAATTTAGGAAAAGATGATTCTTCAGATCAGAGTCCTTTAGTAGCTACAATTCTTCCAGCAGATAATTATACTTATCCTGATACTTATCCTCGAATGGATGCAGTTCAGATTAGGTTTGAAGCTGGAGCAGCATCTGCTTCTGATGTTCCTGAAACTATAAAACAAGCTATATTAATTATTATAGGGACTTTATATCTTAATAGAACTGATATGGTTTATAAAATGCCTACTCTATCTGAATATTTACTTAATCCTTATAGAATAAATGTTTTATAATGTCAGAGGAAAAATTACAGGCTGGTTTATTAACTGATGAAGTTTATTTAGAAAAAGGAGCTAAAAGTGCTGCTAATTCTTATGGAGAAAGTACTAATACATGGTCATCTCTTTTAACGTTATGGGCTAAAGTAGAATATTTGTCAGGAAGTTCTGAAGTTAAAAATAATGTAGAGCAAAAAATATCTAAAGTAAAATTAATATTAAATTGGATAGATGCTCAGAATTTATTATTTGGAACAAATGATTCTTTTAGATTTAAAATTTACAGCCCTAATACTTCAGGAACTTCTTTTGATTATTATTATATAACAGAAGTTAAGCCTATAGGTTTTAGAAATAGAGAATTTGTAGAAATTTATTGTAAAGGAAGAACTAATTAAAATGGCTACAGCTAATTTTGCATCAGATCAATGGTCTATAAAAGTAGATCAGACTCAGATAATTAATCTTGAAAAGTTAATGAAGGAAGTGGCTGGAGTAATGACTAAACAAAAATATAAGCAGTTTAGAACTAAGGTAGCTAAAGAAGGAGGAAAAATAATACAAAAAGAGATAAAAAGTAGAATACCTAAAAGAAAAACTCCTTTAGGAGTAATAGGTAGATATTCTACTCCTAAATTATTTGGAAAAAAGAAAGCTCCTAAAGGAATGGGAATAGTAACTACTTATCAGCCTGTGGGGACAGCAAAGAAATCAGTAAAAGTATTTCAGTCTAGGTTGAATAGAAAGTATTCTGATGTAACTGTTGGCCCAATGACAAAAAGGAATAATAAGAATCCTAGATTTGATGGATGGTATGTAAGATTTTTAGAACAAGGTACTACTCATTATCCAGCTCAAAAGCCTGTACAAAGAGGTTTAGTAGCTGGGAAAGATAGAGCTTTAAGAACTATGGAAAAGTTATTAATTGAAAAATTTGATTCAGTAGGTAAACATTATGGCAGTAGGTAAAGTAATAAATAATATACTTATTAATGATTCTGATGTTCAGACATTCTTTACTAATAATGGTGGAGGAAATCCTAGAGTCTTACCTATTCTTTTTCAAGATCCAGCTTTTACTGATCCTGAAACAGTAACTCCTTCTATATTATATGAAATAAATAATACAGAACCTACTTTAGTTAAAGGACAGACTTCTCCTGTAGATGTTTTTCAAGTTTCTATAACTGTTTTAAATGATAGTTATGCTCAAAGTCAAGAATTATCTAATTTAGTGAGATCTGCTTTAGATAATTTTTCAGGAGTTAATTCTTCAGTTAATGTAGATAATATTTATTTTATTGATGAAGATGATAATTTTATTCAGAATGTTCATGAAGGACAAAGTGGTATATTTGTAGTAGACCAATTATATAAAATAAGAGTAAAACAATGAAAATATATTTTAAAAAGAAATATGATAAGATGTATAGACCTATGGAAATAGGAGATTCTGCTAATGTATGTTTACAAACAGCTGAAAAATTAGTAGATGAAGGAATAGCATCTTATGAAGAAATAAAAAAAAGAATAAAAACTAAAAATAAAAAATTAAAAGAAAAAGAAAATGGCAACTAATAACGTAATTAATGGAACTGATATAGGTATTTATATAGCTGATGCTGTAGGTGGTACTTATACACTATTAGCTTTCAGCACAGATGCTAGTCTTTCTCTAGCTATGGAAACTAGAGATATTACTAATAAAGATTCTTCAGGATGGAGAAATTTACTTGAATCTACTCGATCAGGAAGTATATCAGGAAATTTTCTATATGCTGAAAGAGATTCTGCTGGGAGTGCTGTATATGGTTTTGATAATCTTTTTGATCATTATAAAGATAGAGATCAAATTTTTGTAAAGTTTAATACAGGAGAAACAGGAGATAAGTACTATACAGCTGCTTGTTATATAACATCTTTAGAAGCCTCAGCTCCTACAGAAGATAATACTTCATGCTCAATAACTTTAGAACTAACAGGAGCAATAACAGAAGCAACTAATTAAACTATAATATGACTACAGTAAATTTAAATGAAAAAGATTTTCCTATTCACTTTGGAATAGGTACTTTAAGAAAGTTCTCATCTGAGGCTAAAATTCCTATAGCTAAATTTAGTAATGGTAAAATGATGGAGGAATTAACTTTAGATGATTTAATGACTATGATATTCATAGCCTTTAAAGAAGGACATAGAAAAGCTAAAAAGAAATTTTCTTTAGATATTGATGCTGTATGTGATTTAATAGATGATACAGAGGGAGGGTTGGAAAAAATCATGGGAGTTTTCTCTGATACAATGCCTTTCGCTGAGGGAAAGTAAAACAAGGCTCAGAGGAGGATAATTCTTCTGAGCCTATTACTTTTGATACAATAGATCAACAGGGATTAGGAGTACTAAAATTAACTCCTGAAGCCTTAGATGATTTAACATTCAGACAGTATGATAATGCTTTAAAAGGTTATTATAAAAATCAGGAAATAAAAGAAAGGTCTGAATGGATTAGATGTAGATGGCAGACTACTCTTCTTCTAAATATACAGATGGAAAAGAAAAATAGATTAAAGCAAAAAGACCTGATAGAGTTTGAATGGGAGAAAGAAAAAAAGAAAAAACTTACTCCTGAACAAATAAAAGATTTACAAAACAGATTAAAAAAATTTTAGATGAATTCTAGGTTAAATGTATTAGTAGGAGCTAAAATTCAGGGGTTAGAAAAGGGATTAAAAAAAGCTCAATTTAAACTTAGAAAATTTGGTAGAGCTGCTGATAGATTAGGAAGTACTTTAAATACTGCTCTTACTCTTCCTATGGTTACTTTTGGAGCTGTAGCTGTTAAGGCTTTTGATAAACAAGCTAAAGCTGAAGCTAGTTTAAGAACAGCTTTAAAAGGTAATGAAGATGCTTTTAGGTCATTAACTCAGGAAGCTAGTAAATTTCAGGAACTTTCATTATTTGGAGATGAGGAAATAATTCAGCAACAGTCTTATTTAGCTTCTTTAGGAATGACTGAAGATACTATTAATAAAGTTATAGCAGCTTCTATAGACTTAGCTTCAGGAACAGGACAAACTTTAGAATTTGGAGTTAAAAACTTAGCTAAGACTTTTGCTGGTTTGACAGGGGAGTTAGGAGAATCTATTCCAATGTTAAAAACTTTAACTACAGAAGAATTAAAGGCTGGAGCAGCTGTAGAAGTAGTAGCTAAACAGTTTGAAGGTCAAGGAAGAGCAATTAGAGAAGCTGGTATAGGATCTTTTGAAGCTCTGAAAAATAAAATGATGGATTTTGCAGAGGTTGTTGGAGGTGTCTTAGTTCCTATGTTTAAGCCATTAGAAGAAAAATTAAAAAATGTAACTCATAGACTTTCTAAATTAAATACAGAACAAATATCTGCAAAAGTTAAGACTGCTCTTTATGTAGCTGGTGTTTCTATATTAATTTCAACTTTAGGGAAATTAGCTTTAGCTTTAAATTCTGTAATTGATTTATTTGGTGGAGTAACAAAAGCTATTCCTAAATTATTAAGAGGATTAACTAAAATAGTTAGCTGGATAAAAGTTAATCCTTATTTAGCTTTAGCTGGAGCTTTAGCTTCTTTAGCTTCAGGATTTCTAATATCTAGTGTTAGAGCTAATAGATTTACAAACTCTTTAAAAGGAACTACAGCTCCTGTAAAAGATATTACAAAGAGATTAAAAGAAATAAATTCAGAATTAGAAAATACAGGAAAAAATAATTTTGATTTAATTAGAGATGAACTTAATGCTAAAAGAGTTTCTATAAAAGAACAAATAAAACTAAATGAAGATTTATTAAATTCAGAAGAAAGTCTTTCAGATTTAGCTGGTGAAGCTGGAATTTTTGAGTCTATGATGAGAGCTCAAGAGGCTACTCAAAAAATAAAAGATTTAAATATTCAATTAGAAGAAATTGATACAACTTTAAAAAATACTACAAAAGCAGAAGAAGATTTTAATAAAGGATTAAATACTACTATTACTTCATCTGATGAATTAGCTAATTCTTTAGGTAGAATAGAAGAAGCTGCTCAGGTTGGAATAGATTGGAATGCTGTATATGAGCCTCTAAAGTCTGAGACAGTAAATGCTACTAATCTTATTTTAGATTTATCTAATACTTTTTCTGATAGTTTTGTAAATTTATTTTTTAAAATAAAAGATTCTGAAAATGCTGTAATGAGCTTTGGAGCTAAGTTTTCTGCAATGGCTAAACAGTTTTTAGAAGATATAGGAAGAATGATAGCTAAGGCTGCTATATTTGCTGCTGCTAAAGTGGCTATAAGTGCTGCATTTGGTGTCCCTACTGCTGGTTTTGGAAGTATAATGATGGCTGGATTAGGGGTTACAGGTATGGCTACAGGAGGTTCAATGACAGGAGGCAGACCTTATTTAGTAGGAGAACATGGAGCAGAACTCGTTATTCCTTCAGGAAATTCTCATATTCAATCAGCTTCACAGACTGCAACAATGGGAATACCTGATGTAAGAATTTCAGGAGAGGATTTAATTATAGTTTTTGATAGAGCTATGAGACATAGAAATACATTAGGATAATGGCTTATAAAGTAACTGAAAATACATTTTATTCCAATTTAGGAAATAGATATGATTTAGAAATATGGTCAAATAATTATAATTTTACAGGAAATACTTTTACTACAGGAAAAGGAGGTTTTAAACTTTCTTATAAAGGTAATGATGACAGAAGGAATGTAGTAATGCCTTCAGAACTTAGTTTTAATTATATTGTAACTTATGATAATAGAGTAGTAGATGAAACTATTTTAAATAAAATTTTAATAGATGCTTCTAAGGAATGGTTTATAATAGTTAAAAGAAACTTTGTTGTCTTTTGGTGGGGAGGTTTAGAGGGTGGATTTGATACTTTAGAAAATGATTATTTTCCTTATTCTGTAAAATTGACTGCAAATGATTATTTAGGTGATGCAATTAATAGAAAAGATTATCTTTCTATAGCTGATTATTCTAAAACAAAGATATCTAATTATACAGCTAAAATGTATACAGATAATGCTGGTTTTATTACTAATAATTATTTAGCAGACTGTTTTCCATTAGGAGAAAATGAGCTTTTATATAGAATTAATAATAGATGGAAGCCTGATAATATTTCAGGTTTTGGAACAAGTAATAATTCTTTAGCTCTTTTAGCTGTAGATCAAAAGGCTTTTTTAGCTTCTTCTAATGAATCAAATAAATACTATCCAGCTAAAGCCTTTAAAGATTGTTTAAGATGTTTAGGTTTAAAAATGTTTCAGGCTGATGGTAAAATTAACATTATTCAAAATAAGTCTTATGTAAGTGAAACAATAGATTTTACTAAAGTTAAATATACAGAGCTTTTAACTCAAACAGGAACAGGATATGAAGAAGATTATTCTATACTAAAAGAAGTTCAATTAGATAATTCAGTTACTCCTACTGTAGCTTCAGGTTTTAAGAATAAAAAATGGATAGAAGAGCCTGTAGATATTACTGATACTATATGGCTAGTAAATAGTGCTACTAAAGATAGTGCTAAACAATTTACAGCTACAGGAAGTAATTCTTATGTATATAGAACATTACCACAAGGACAATATAGAGTTTCTTTTTCTTCTAATGATACTAATGTTAGTATAGCTTATACTAATTTAAGTGCTGGAATTTTAACTACATTATTAACAGAAAGTGGGGAAGCTAATTTTGAATTAACTGATGCTTTAGGTGGTATTTTTGCTATTAAAACTACTCAAACAAGTGGAACTAATACATTTGATAATGTTTCTATTCAATTAGGTACTTTTATTCATAGAACTTTTTTAAATGGTCAGCAATGGAGATTTGAAAGACCTTTAAGTATTGTTAAAGGAACTTTTCAATATGGTGTTGATCATGCTGTAGCAAATAGTAACTTCCCTAGTAGTGGTTTAGATACAACTTATGCTGCTCCTCCTTATGTATCTGCTTTAACAAGTATAGGAGCTTTTTCTACAGCAGCTGCTGATAATTTATTATTAAGAATAAATTTATTTCATGCTGAATTTTTTGATTATGATTTAGGAGCTTTAGTAGTTACTCATATAGGAGGATCTATAACAATGAAATTAAAGTTAGGAAGTTATTATCTTACAGGAACTGTAGATGAAGATTTATCATGGACTTTAGTAGATTCAAATTTTATTCTTAATATCCCTATTAATCCTATAATAGTTTTACCTACAACTCAATGGACTACTTCTACTTTTTTATCTCAAACAGGTCAAGAGTATTGCAATGTTTTTGAAGCTAATACTAGCTCTGATCCTTATTATACTGCTTCTGATGGTACTGCGTCCTATATTGGAGCAAATAAAACTTTTCCTCTTCCTTCTGCTCCAGCTGGAGGAGATGTTCAACTTCAGTTTGTAAGTGCTACAAATAATGTATATAATAATCCTGATACTTCTAATCCTTCTGTAAGTCCTACTCCTTTAACAATAACAAAAAATAATTTAGTCTCTAGATGGTTTACAGGAAGTAATTTAAGTAATTTCTCTAATTCTTCTCTTTTAGGATCTCCTACTTATTTTCAATTAACATTTGCTGGACAAGCATTAGATGAACAAGCTGTAGAATATTCTGCTTCTGCTTCTTTAGAAAATTTTGAAGTTTTAGATTTTGGAGAGTTACCAATAGGAACAACAGGAACAGAAGATTCTACTATTTATTCTTTATTAGCTTGGAATGGTAGTTTTTTTGAGCAGCCTATTTCAATTCAAGTAAATGGCACAGGTACAGCTTATAATATGTGTTCCTTATTATTAAAGGAATATATTCAGCCTCAAACTCTTCCATTAAGAATAATAGATGGAGACTTATTAATAAATGATTTTTCAGCTTTTAATAGTTTAGATATAAAAACTTCTTTAAATTCTTCTTTTGATGGAAATAATGAAGGTAGATATGCTTTAATAAATGGAACTTTTACAGCTGAAACAGATACTTTTTCAGGAAGTTATTATAAAACTAATTCAGGTGAAAGTACAACAGTAACTTTAGCTGATATAGATTTACCTAATACAATTAAAATACCTGATAGATTTACTTTTAGTCCTCCTTTGCCTCCTTATCCTAATGATCCTACTTTTGGAGAATTTAAAATTATTAATGATAATCTTACTGATCCATATTTTAGAACTTTGCCTTCTGATAGTTTATTAAATGTAGTAAAATTTAATTCTATAGGGTTAACTAGTGCTGATTTAGTAGCTGGAACTTCTTATAATAAGGTTGATGTTATTAATAATTCTAGGTGTAAATTATTTGATAATCAGAAATTAATGCTTTATAGAGCTGATTTTTCTAATGTTATGATTTTAACAAAAGATGGAGATTCTACTATTTCTGATACTGCTTTAGATACTGATAGTTATACTCCTTCTGTAAATTATGCAAAAGGAAGTATTTTAGCTTTAGCTACTTATGATATAAATAATAATATAACTACAGGAACTTCTACTCCTAATTTATATAAAGGAGTAACTACTACAGCTATACATATAAAAGCTGATGATTTTAAAATGACTTCAAGTAGTACTATAAGAATGTATTCTAGAGATGATTTAGGTAGTGTTCAGCCTTCAAGTTATGCAGCAAGGACTTCTATATATGCTTCATCTTTTATTCCTGAAAATTATAAATTAACTCATGTAGATATATATTCTAGTCAAAATAGAACTTTTACAGTAAAAACTGCAAGAACTATTAATGATTCTGTTACTTCAATTATGACAGGAGGAACAGCTAATACTACTTTAGCTATTAGTCCTAATTGGACTAGTGTATTAGGAGATTATGTTATATTAGTTTTTGAGCTTGGAGCTAGTAATGATGAAATTTATGGAGCAAAATTAACAATAGAAGCAGTATAAAAATGGATAGAGATACTATAGGAATTTTATTAGCTAATGGAGGAGCATTATCATTATCTTTAACTAATGTACATGAAGGATTACAGGTTTTATCTTTATTAGTAGCTTTAATATATACATTAATTAAAATTATTAAAGAGTTAAAAAATGACTAAAGAAATTCAAGAAACTACTTTAAATATTAGTGTAAAAACATTAATAACTGTAGGTACAGTATTATTTTTAATGGTAGGAGAATATTTAGTTCTTCAGGAAGATATAAGCGAAGCTAAAAAAAAGCCTGTTCCTGAAATTACTAAGTTAGAGTTTGATTTTAATAATGATAAAATAAATAAATTAATAGAGTTAAATACTATAGAAATAAATAATTTAAAAGAAGAAATTAAAATACTTAAAAAATGAATTTTATTTTAGAAAATTGGGGAGAGTTATTAATAGGATTAATGGCATTTATAAAGATTGTAGTTAATTTAACTCCTACAGAAAAAGATAATGCTGTATTTAGTAAATTAGATAATTTAATTAACTTTTTTATTAAAGATAAAATAAAAGATAATGAAAAATAATATTTTAAAGACTATTTCTTCTGTAGCTGGTGTCTTTAAAGAGGGACAGAAGCAGAAAAAATGGTCTGCTAAAAGGTCTGTTAGTGGTGTTATTGTTACTGCTGCTGTAACAGATATGAGTATTAATGGTGTAAGGTGGGAAAATGTAATATTATGCTTTATTGCTGTTCTGCCTTTATGCTTTAGCGTTTTTAATAATGAGAGCAATACTTGTAAGACTAAAAGAAGATAATAATCAGACTTTAGGAGAATTAAATGTTTACAATGGATATGAAAAATTATTTACTTGTAAAACTTTAGAGCTTCCTGATGTTATGAATTTAAATTATATAAGCTGTATTCCTAAAGGAAAATATACAGTAGTTCCTAGAATATCAGAAAAATATAATAAGCATTTTCATATATTAGATGTGCCTAATAGAGATCATATTTTAATTCATGTAGGAAATTATAAAAATCAGACTCAGGGCTGTATTTTAGTAGGTAAAGATTTTGCTTATATTAATAATGATGGTGATATAGATATTACTTCTTCTAAATTAACTTTAAATAAATTATTAAAAGCAGC